GCGCAGGGCGTACCAAAGGCGCCAAGGTAAACGTCTTGCGACGTTTGCGTGACATTGTGTTAGCCGACATCTATGTAATGGGACATATACACGAANCGATGATTTTNTGGGGTGCGTATTACGTTCCAGACGTTAGACACAGCACGTTAACTAAAATACCACAACTGTTTGTCAGTACAGGAAGTTTCCTGGAGTGGGGTGGTTATGCGGAGAGAGGAATTTTTGAGCCTGNAGGAAGCGTTGTTCCAAAGATTCGCTTATCNGGCAGGCAAAAAGAGTTTGAGGTGATTTGCTAAATGTTTGAGACTAATTGCTCAATTGACAAATTAACACCAGTTGAACAAGCTAATGCNATAGTGGATGCAGCCTCCGAGGCGGGGGTTAGGCAGTTGGTGGAGCGTATTTACCAACTGCGAGACAGCTTCGACCTTTCGGAGGTTTTTCTTTCTGCGGTGGATTTAGAGGAGGTAATGCGTTACGGCCTAAAGCGTCTGGAGCTTGACGTGCTTAAGTATATGCCCGACGTTATTAAGGCACTTGCTGATAAGGCAAAGCGTGGGGATGTTCCTGCAGCACGGGCGCTTTTGGAGGTGATAGGGGCTATTGGTTCAGGACGCAATACGACAACCGTAGCCAACCAGATAAACATCACTACACAGGAGTTGCGTGAGCTGGAGCGTGACTTGTATGGCAAGGAATGANCAATTGCTCATAACACATGCAACTAAACGTGCTCTAAGTGATTTTGAGTTCTTCGCTAAACACTGCGTTAAAATACGCACCAAAGAGGGACATATTAAACCCTTCATTTTAAACAAGGAGCAGCTTGAGGTTGTTCGGTTAATTGAAGCAATGCGCAGGGCAGGTATGCCAGTCCGTCTGGTTATCCTGAAAGCCAGGCAGATTGGCATGTCGACATTAATCGAGATTCGATTATTATGGCGCATCCTGCGTGGTGATGGTGTCTATCGTGGTATTGTGCTGGCTCATGAGAAGGAAGCTGCTCGTGGTATCTTTAGTATAATGCGGTTCGCTGTAGACAACCTGCCGCAGTGGTTCAAGGATGCAACTGGTTTTGAGGAACGATACCATACGAAATATGAACTTGCGTTCGGCCATACAGGCAGTTCGGTGGCTGTATCTAGTGCTGACTCTAGGCAGCCTGGTCGGTCTGGTACGATACAGCTAGTGCATTTGTCTGAGGCTGCGTTTTATCCAAACCCGCAAGAATTAATTGCAGCGCTGTTCGCTGCTATTCCATCTACAGCTGACACTGAAGTATACGTAGAATCCACAGGCAATGGGCCAAGTGGATGGTTTTATGATACTTTTTGGCGGGCTTACAATGGGAAAAATGAGTACAAGGCTGTGTTTTTCCCATGGTATACACATGATGAATACCGAATGAAAATCCCAGAAGGTGTTGAGGTTTACGTACCGCCTGAATACGAAGAACTATATCAGAAAGGCGAGATAACGCTTGAGCAGTTATATTGGCGACAGTACATGATTGAAAATTTTTACAATGGGGATGAGAGCTTATTCCGTGTGGAATTTCCAGCAACGCCTGAAGAGGCGTTTTTGTCTAATACGGCTACACTATTCGATACGATGGCTGTTTCTACACGGATACGAGAACTGAACAAGGACGATGCTCCAAAGCCACTGGTTGGGTTTTTGGTAAAGGAACCCAGTAGTGAATTGATACGTTTTCAACCAGCACCGCGTGAACGTTTGCTGGTTTATAGACAGCCTGAAGAGGGNCACAATTACGTAATAGGCGTTGACTGTGGTTCTGGTGCTGCGTTGGATGGTGACGCTTCGGTAGCGTGCGTACTTGATGTTGCTACGGGTGAACAGGTTGCAGTATTGTACTCAACAAAACTGGAGCCTCTACAGTTTGCGGCTGAAGTTGAATTGCTTGGTAAGTGGTATAACACGGCATTTATAGCACCCGAGGTAACGGATGGTCACGGGTTAACTGTGGCTGCTTACCTGCGTGATAACGGCTATTATATGCTGTACCAGCGGAGGGTGTATGATAGGAACAACAAGCAGTGGACACACCAAATAGGCTGGCGTACTGACAAACGCACCAAAGGTCTTATGATAGACAACCTGCGGNCGGCATTTTTNAATGGTTTGGTTATTATCAACGATATTGAGACGCTCAAGGAAATGCAGACGTTTGTGCGTCATGATGATGGTTCTTTGGGCGCGGTCGCCGGGGCACATGACGACAGGGTTATGGCGTTGGCAATTGCTAACCAGGTACGGCAGGAGGTTGGTGCATTTATACCTGTTCGAGATAATGCGAATGCTACGGCGNATCCTGCTGCGCTTGAGCCAGCGGCTGAGCAAAACGCTATACTGCGTCGCCCGAGCAGAGATGCAGTAATGCAACAGCAATTTGTGCATAGTGAATTGGGGGCTTATATGTAAGCGTATATTTAAGTTGATTTTGTAAAATTATGATTTATACGGTTGACAATTTGGCCAGTCTTGTGTATCATATAATCTGCATTCGTTGATGTGTGACCCATTAGCTCAGGTGGTAGAGCACTGGACTTTTAATCCAGGTGTCCGGCGTTCGAATCGCCGATGGGTCACCACGTGCGGCCCCGTGGTCAAGTGGTTAAGACACCGCCCTTTCACGGCGGTAACAGGGGTTCGAATCCCCTCGGGGTCACCAATAAATGTGGCCCGGTAGTTCAGCTGGTTAGAACGCTAGCCTGTCACGCTAGAGGTCGAGGGTTCAAGTCCCTTCCGGGTCGCCATAGAGCTGGCGTAGCTCAATCGGTAGAGCAACCGACTTGTAATCGGTAGGCTGTGGGTTCAAATCCCGCCGTCAGCTCCAATTTATTAAAAGTTGTTCGTTTATTAAAGGAGGGTGAGAAATGGCTGTTTTGTTAGATAATGTAACCAACAACGCGATTGGGACAGCGCTTGATTGTACAGGCAAAGAACAAGCGCTGTTTTTTATTGAAGGCGATTTTGACGCTGAAATCACATTTGAAGCCTCTATTGACGGTAGCGTATTTTTCTCATACGCGGGCGTTTTAGGTGCTAGTGACACCAAAACATCTCGTGTAAAGGCACCTGGTTACGTAGTATTCAACGTCAGGCCGATTACAGCAATACGTCCCGTTGTGGTGAACTACAAGCGAGGTTCGGTGACGGTGAGCGGCTACGCTGAATAAGGGGGTGACCTGTGGTGCCTCTGAAGATTGGGTATTCTGGCAAGACCATTAGCAATAACATTGCCAGTCTAATCAGCGCTGGTCTTAGCAAGAAACATGCTGCGAGTATCGCTTATTCGATAGCCAGGGAAGCTGCTAAAAGGATTCCTGACCGACGTAGGCGGCAAGCCATTATGCGTAGATTGAGTAAGGAGTGATGTTGATATTATGGCGGTAGTACAGAATGCACCCAGGAGTTTGGCATGTACGTTGTGTTTTGGGCCGACTGGAAAGACATTTATCCTTGTTGAAAACAACCCCGTTTGTGTGGATTGTGCGAACAAGGTGATGTCGTCCCTGATGCAGTTGCGCAGGTTACAGCAGAAGGGAGGTAAAAAGGATACGTGATTAAAGGAGTAATAGTAATAATGTTTATCACAGCAGCGTGCTGGATAGCAACGCTGTTTTTTCTTTTTTGGCGTGACCACCTTCAATGGAAGCGGATTTATGACCTTCTTCAAGAATCCCGCGTAGACCGCAAAGAGCTGATTGACAGGCTCATGGCACGGGATTTCGCGCAGTATAAACAAGCCGAGTTGATTGCCCAGCATTTAGCACAGCAACCGCAGGATGTGGAGGTTGAGCCAGATGATTTTGACTTGTCAGACGTAGGGGCGTGATGTTAAATGGCTACTGTTAACTTAGCAGATTTTAAGAATATTGACGAAGCTAAGCTCTATGCAGACATAAACGAAAAATTTAATATTGCTGCACAAGCCCGTATGCCTTATGAGCGAGACTGGAAAATGGATATTGCTTTTTANGCTGACAGGCAATGGGTGGTTTATGACCCGACNCAACGTCGTGTAGTTGACTACACACCACAGAACAAAAAGCCGCGTTTAACAGCTAACTTGATAAAGCCTGTGGTGCGTATGGAGTTTGCGCGACTGACCCGTAATGACCCTGTGTTCACAGTAGTTTCGACAACAGGTGACCGTGACGATGTAGCGAAAGCCAAAGCCAGCCGAAAGTTTTTGGAGTGGCTTTGGTCAGTCAAGGGTTGGAACAAAGTGTTCAGAGAAGCGCTCTTATGGGCATTGGTCACGGGTAATGGGTTTGTGAAGGTGTTCTGGGACCCAACTGCAGGCCCTGTGGTGAAAGTAGACGACACCGTTCAGACGCTTGGCGATGTAGCTATTGACTATGTATCGCCGTTTGAGTTGTTTATTGACCCATTTGCCCGTTCGTTGGATGAGGCGGCGTGGGTTATACAAGCGAGGCTGCGTCCTGTGGAGTATGTCAAAGAAAAGTACGGCGTGAGTGTAACAGGCGACGGTGAAGCCTGGCGTACGATGGTTGACTCGGTGTTTGGGCCAACGGCGGTGTATAGTTCTATTCCGTTATCTAAGACGGTGTTGGTCAAAGAGTATTGGGAGAAACCCAGCACGGAGTATCCCAGAGGCAGNTACGCAGTGGTAGCGGGTGGTAAGGTATTGTATGCATCGGATAACCCATATGCTGCTACGTGCCCGATACCGTTTGTTCATATGAAGCATTTATCTACGCCAGGGCATTTGTATGCGAACTCCAATGTTAAACCGTTGCGCCCAATAAACGTGGTGTATAACAAGTTACGCAGTGACATAATTGAAAATTCTGCTAAGTTGTCCACACCACCCCTTATTGCGCCAATTAACTCGTTGCTAAAGGACCCGCAGTTTGAGCCTGGCGAAGTGATTTATTACAACCCACTGATGGGTGGGGTTGTACAGCCTTTGACCATTGAGCCGTATCCTGCACACGTTGTTAACGTGCTGTTAAGGTTGTGGCAGGAGCGGGATGACATCTCTGGTATGAGTGAGGTGTCTCGTGGTACTGTACCGCGTAACATCAGGAGTGCTGCTGCAATGGCGTACTTGCTTGAAAACGANGAGACACGCATGAACGTCTTGTCAAGGAACTGGGAGGAGTTCATAGGCAAGGCGTTAAATTATGCGCTTTGGTTGGCTAGGCAGTTCTACACGGTCCCCCGGGTTTTGCGTGTTTTGGGTGACAACGCAACCTGGGAGACGATGCTTTTCAAAGCGTCTGATGTGCCAATTGAGGCAGATGTACGTGTAGAACCCGGCTCTACGCTACCAAAGTCGGAGATTTACCAACAAGAATTCTTAATGCAGCTGTGGGCNGCGGGNGTGATTACCGACCCGCGGTTGTTGTTGCGCTTGACGAAATTTGGAAATATGGAAGAGATTTACAACGATATGGAACTAGATACACAACAAGCGCAGCGTGAGAATAACAAGATGGCAAACGGTGAGCCAGCTCAGGTTGAGGACTACCAGAACCATGCTATTCATATCTTGGAGCACAACAGGTTCAGGAAGACTGTGCAGTACGAAGAGCTGCCACCGGAGCGTAAGGAGGTGTTTAGACAGCATGTAGCTGAACACGAGGCGTATATGCAACTATTAGCCCAAAGGAGCCAGATGATGGCCCAAATGGTTAATCCAGAACAAACAAAAGGAGGTAGGTAATTAATGGCTGATGATGTCAGAAAGGAACCCATTGGTACCGAGGAAACGCCTGTGAATGCCAACGCTAATGACGGCGCTAATGCGGACGCCGGTAATATTACGGATGATACAATTGCGGCGACAAGCCCAGAACCGCAAACAAATGTAGAGGGTCAAGCGCAGCCTGTGGCGGGGGACACAGGCACGGATGCATTTGACCCGGTGAGAGAGTTGGCCAACGTGATTGTATCAGACCCAGTGCTTTATGACAAGGTTGAAAATACCATACGTGAGCACTTTGGTTTATTAGGTGGTAATCGTACAGCCGCTAACGCACAGTCTCAACCTAAAGCTGAGGCTAACGTACAGATTGACCAGCAGTCGACACAACCCGCTGCTGACCCGCAGGTTGCAGTATTAGAAGAGCGTTTGCGCAGAATGGAGCAATTCATAGCGGACCTCGCATTACGTGAGGAACTAAACCAGGCCAAACAGGCCTACAACGAGTACAAGAAACACTTGCCTGTTTTACCCGACTTGGATGAGCGTGAGCTATTGCAGCTTGCGGGTAAATACCCCGGGTTACCGCTTCAAGAGGTGGCATGGCAGCTTGTAAAACAAAAGCTCTTGAGTGGTGACCAGCCTGCTGCTGAGCGCATCTTCAAGATTATGATGGAGCAGTCGGCGGTTAAGGATGTGCCGCCTGTTGAAAAAGGTGGTGGCAATATACCAGATATACCGCCAGAAGAACCAACATCGTTCAGGGCTGCAAGACGCAGCGTGCGTGATTTGATAGCTATGCTGAACAAAGGGATTACTGGTATGTAAGCCTTTAACCCTTTGACGCTTAACGGCGTCTCAAGGGTTTAGATTAGAAAAATACTACAGGAGGTGTATGTTCATATGGCTGACACACAAGTTCAATTNTACGAGCAAGTATTAAAAGAGCGTTATGCACCAGCTATTATGAAACAGGTATGGAGAGGCACAGTGTTGCTCCAGGAACTGGAGAAGACCACAGATTTTGTAGACATCAGCGGTAAATACTACTATGTGCCGCTGGAACTCGGGCTTAATGAGGGTATTGGAGCAGGCGGTGAGTATGACCCGCTACCTGAACCGACCAATGAAGTGTATGCTGGCGCTAAATATATGAGCGTACAGCAAACAGCGACTGTGCAGCTCTCGTTGAGGGCTTTGTACGCTGGTAGCGGTCCTGAGGCCGTGTTCCAAGACCTGCAGAGCCTGAAGTTTGAGTCCGTCACTCGTAACCTGAGGATGGACATCAACAGGCAGCTGTTTGGTGATGGCACAGGTAAGCTGGCCGCATGCGGAGATATGGATGCTGCTGGCAACACCATACCTGTAGACAGCACAAAGTACCTCAAAATTAATATGCACATTGACATCCTGAATCCTGCTAATGGTGCAGTGCTTGCTCAGGGGCGTAAGATTGTGAGCGTCGACACCGCCAACTCCACAATCACAATCGATGGTACTGCCGTACAGACAACCAGCGCTCATATCATTACGAGGGCCAATGCTTTCAACAAGGAGATTGATGGGTTGGCCAAGATTGTCTCCAAGACTGGAGCAGTTGGTGGNGTTGACCCAGCCACACCCGGTTACGAGGAATGGTCCGCTGCTTATGTAGACGACACTGGCG